TTACTCTTCAACATGCAGCTAAACTTGCTATTGTGGAAGATAAACCAATTATGCTAGATTATTGGACTGATTCTGTTGATAAAAAAGCTCTTATTGGTGTAAGAGAAAGTGGTGAAAAATTAATAGTTAAATCAGCTGAAGAGTATACCTCACCAGTAGCAAAATTTTATAAGTCTGGTACTGAATATATTATTATTACCGAAAATTCCATTTATTTAGTTAGTTCTGATATTCCTACTAGAAAGATCTCTTAATCAACCTTTTCTACCTTTAAAAAAGGTAGAGCCAAACATATAACCAAACAGACATTTAATCGTTTGACTATACCTTTTTTTAAGATGTATAAATATATGAATGATAAAATTGTATTAATTTGTGCAACAGGAAGATCTGGATCAACTACTTTGCAAAGAATTATTAATACGATTCCTAATAGTAATATTTGTGGTGAAAACTATGGTGCAATATCTAGTTTATTAGAATTTCATTATAGACTTCATGTGGCTTCACAAGAACGAATTCCCGGTAAATACAATCCAATATCATATCAAGATCTTATAGATAAAAATGAGAAACCAGCATGGTATAATTCTTATAAGATGAATGAAATGGAAGAATGTATTCGTCAAACAATTATTAAAATGTTTAAAAAGGACGAAAATAATATTTTATGGGGCTTTAAAGAAATTCGTTATGAACAAGATCAGATAAAATTAATTAAATATTTTAAAATGTTATTTCCACAAACTAAAGTAATTATACAAATTAGAGAAAATATTGAAGCACAAAGTAAAAGTGGATGGTTTAAAAATGATAAAAATGCATTAAATTACTTAATCAATATGAATAGAAAATTATACCAATTTTATAATCAAAATAAATCATGGTGTTATTACACTACTTTTGAAAAAATGTTTGATAAAAATAATATCAAAAATATATTTCATTTTATTGAATGTGCTGAACATTTTGATGAAAATAAGGTGGTTGCTGTATTAGATAATAATATGAAAGATTAAATACCTTTCAATTAAAAATTTAAAATTGAAAGTTATTTATTATTTTGAAAACAGATAACTTATAATTATCGCATTATGTTAAAACAAGATTATCCAAGTGGATTTTATGGTAATTGTGTCTCTTGTAAAGTCAATTATTCAGCTGGATGGTTAGATTATAATATTGATAAAATTCATGATATAAATGTAAAACAAATATATTTTAAAAATTCTAATCATTATATTTTGTCTTTTATTGAACATATCAAAGAAAACGTTATAAAAAAATGTAAAAATTTGAACCAGGTAACAATTGAATTACTATCATACGATAAAGACAATATATTACATAGATTTATTGTTAGTGTATCCAATTTTATAAGAGATTTTTTAAAACAAAAACATAATTGTTGTTTTAAAAAATCTGTATTTGTTGTGGTGATATATGAAAGCACAATAGTATTTACTGGTGTAATTGATTTTAAAGGAATAGACTAGGACTTTATTGAAATATTTAAATTCTTACAAATATTATGATAATTCTATATTATTAAATTTTTTATATTTATAAAATTAAAATAATAGATTATAATATAAATGTCAAGTTATAATAGTAGTTTTAGAACTGGATCCAACAGCTATGGTCAATTTTGGTTCGGTGGAAATTCTTTTCCTGGGTTTTTGTTTAAAAAGAATGTTGGTGTTGGTGGGCGTCGTAGCACTAAATTTAATCCTGGTGGTAATGTAACTTGTAACCAAACCACAAATATATGGAATAAATATATTTCTGGGGCTGGTGTAGGGGCATCTAGTGTAGCAACACGACGTGCTAAAATGATAAATGCAACATCATGTAATAATAATCAACAGTGTGGTAGATTTTATACACAATTAGGACAAAATCAAATTAGAGCTAGTCAATATACAAATTTCCGTTCTAATTTAACTGTTTATCCTCAAACTCCTTTATATTTTACTCCTGGGTACTCAGTAGATAATAAGATTGATCCAAATAAAACTCCTCAATTACATGAAATATTATATTAGATTTTTTTAAACATTTTACCAGAAACCAAATTTGAAGCATAACGAGATACTCCATATTTAGCATTCATATATTCATTATGATACTGTTGTTGTGATGTTATAATATTATTTTGAGCATTATTTTGGAATACCATTTTTTTATTCAATAAGAATGTAGATGGTTTAAATGTAGTGGTATTTACAATAGGTTCATTTATTGGTTCTAATTTTTGTGAAAAATTATTAATATGAGCTTCAATATTGCGAATATTGTATGATTTTTTTCCACGCATTTATATTATATATCTATTTTTTAAAAGTGGAGCAAAACTAACTAATTTTGCTCCACTTTATCTATTTTAATTAATTTACTACATATTAATAAAATGTAGAATTAATAATTATAGCGTCCAGCATTAACAAGTGGTGGTGGTGGTGTGAATGCGATTGTTTCCCTTTTAGCATTAGCCCAACGTCCAGCTCTGTTTCCAGCCCCTGCTCCTAAATAAGCCAAGTTACTATAAGTATTATACGAATATTGTGGTGCACTTAATCCACCAAATGAATTTCCCCTAAAAGGGAATGCCATTCGTTGGACTTGATAACCATATGAATTTGTAAAAACGCGAGAATTAAGTCCTCCTGGTCCAGATCCATTTCCCATGTTATATAATATAAAAAGATAAAAAAGATAAAAAAGATAAAAAAGATAAAAAAGATAAAAAAGATAATATAATATATTTTTTTTTATCTACCATAACGAATTGTATTCCATCCTATTCCTTGAGCAGCTCTTTTTAAAGAACCACTTCCAGCTCCTGTTTGAGCTTGATAAGTAACAGCTAATACTTCTGCTCCACGTTTAACATTAGGTGATCGCTGTAACGACCAAAACATACGATCAAATAAATAAGCTGTAGCATAATTAACTCCTGATGAACGACTACCAGAACCTGATAAACTTTGAAGTCCCATTATATAATATACTTTTAAAAAAAGTATAGCAAAATTAATAATAATATACTTTTTATACTTTTTATACTTTTAAAAAAAGTATAGCAAAATTAATAATAATATACTTTTATACTTATAAAAAATATATTATTTAAAGCTTTGAAGGAGAATTGAACTCCTGATCTTCAGTTTACAAGACTGATGCCTTACCACTAGGCCACCAAAGCACATATTTATAAATACTTTTTCTTTAAGTTGTTTTTTAATAGATATTAATTTACCCTATAAAACTCCCTATATACTAACATAATTAAAATTAATCCTAATGTAAATGTTCCTACACCAAAATACTTCGTATACATCATTTTAGCATGTAATTCTTTTTCATTCTTTACAGTACACAATTGTTTTAATCCATTCAACCAATCAGATTCTAGTAACTTATAATGATTTTCTTGACATCCCAAATGCATACAACTCATAAAAAATAAATATAATAAAATAGGCAAAAAATATAAAAATAAAGTTGTATTTACATAACAAAATGCTATTATTATCACTATTACTTTTACTATATCACCAAAATGATCATACAAGTCTCCAAATTTTGTTACCATATTATATTTTCTTGCAACATATCCATCCAAACAATCAAATATATATGCAAATGAGTAAAATATTGCCGATAAACCAAAATTATATGTAAAAATAAAATATGCTGATGATAATCCACTTATTATTGATAATGTAGTTATAAAATTTGGTGTCATTTTTAACATATGACAATAAGGAGCTAAAAACTCTACTATTACATATACTAAATTGTCTATCGGATTTTCTAAATGATTTGGTATTTTACGCATATAAAATATTATAATATATTTATTATAATATTATTCTATTCTAATTCTATTCTAATTCTATTCTAATTCTATTCTAATTCTATTCTAATTCTATTCTAATTCTATTCAAATTCAATTTTTAAATCTCTTATATTTTTATATTTTTCATCAATTATTTTTTCTATTTTATCTGCCTTTAATAATTTATCCTTTTTTAAGATTTCTGATGTTTCATATATTAAATCTTTGCAATTCAATATTATCATTTCTGCATAATTATATGCGTTATTTATCAGATCTATTACATCATTATCTATCAATTCTTTATATTTTTCAGAACTACTTGGGTAAATTATATTTGATCCCATACCATAATATATAACCATTTTTTCAGCCAATTTCAATGCTTCCTCAAAATCATTTATTGCACCTGTGGTTACACTTACATTATAAAATACCTCCTCAGCTATTCTTCCCGATAATAATATCATCAAATGTTCAAACAATGCCTCTCTAGTATAAATTGTACTTGTAGAAGCTTTAAATACTGTATATCCTGGACTTTTTGGCGAAGACAAATTTATTACTACTTTTGACATCTTTGAATGATATTGCGACAACAATCCAACAATTGCATGTCCCATTTCATGAATTGCAATATGATCTATTATATCAGATGTAAATTCATGCTCAACTGGCTGCCAGCCTGCCATCATTTTATTCATCACAAAATCAAAATCTTTAAAGCTAAATTCTGTATTATTTATTCTTAAGGCATTTAACATTGCCTCATTTAATAAATTCTCTATTTGTGCTCCTGATAATCCTTCTGTTACTTCCACTAAATCATTTATACAAATAGTTTCACCATAAGGCTTTCCTTTTATATGAATATTTAAAATTGCTTGTCGGGTAACTGTATCTGGTAAACCTATATAAATCTTTTTATCTATTCTACCTGGTCTTGTTAATGCATTATCTAATAAATCTATTCTATTTGTTGCTGCAACTAAGAAAACTCCTGTATTATTTTTAAATCCATCCAATTCCACTAACAAGGCATTTAATGTATTATCTCTTTCATTTGATGAACTTTCCCCATCACTTGATCTTTTTCTACCTACGGCATCTATCTCATCCATAAAAATTATACATGGTGCATTTTTCTTCGCTAAAGCAAATAATTCCTTAATACGTGTTGGACCAACACCTACATATTTTTCTTGAAAATCTGCCCCAGAAACTGGAATAAAATTACATTTTGATTCGCCTGCCAATGCCTTTGCTAGAAGTGTTTTACCAGTACCTGGTGGACCTTCTAATATTAGACCCTTTGGAATTCTTACATTGTATTTTATATATTTTTTATAATTCTTCAAAATATCTACACATTGATCTAATTCTAATTTTACATTTTCATAACCACCCACATCAGTAAAATTTATATTGTTATTACATATAACTTCAAAATTTTTTGATTTTTGTTTTGCTCTTTCTACATATACTCTTCTATTTGTAGTTTCATCTTCTTCAAAATCACCTTCCTTTTCATCATCATCGTTAAAATTTCCATTTGGATTTTCAAAAGTTAAACCTAAGGCTTGTAAAAATCCATTTTTATGAATATTTATGCGGATTCTTGGCATCATTTCTGCTGTTGATGATTGATTATTTAACATATCATTACTATTATTTTCTTCATTATTTAAAATACTATTATTTTGTATTGTCGTATTTTTTGAATTTAATAATCGCATTTTTTCTATATAATCTGGTCTTGTTATATGATATTTTCTATTATAATATACATTTGTTTCTGGTTTAGAATTAAGTTTTGTATTAGGATTTATTTTAAATCTATTTATTAAAAAAGACTCACTTAACAACCAATAGTTACACAAAACTAAAAATATACTGTATATTTTCATTATAAAATATATAAATAATTACTGTTTAATATTTATTTTTTATTAATAATAAAAATAAATATTAAAATATCAAAATATTAAAAAATATCTAAATATTAAAAAATATCTAAAAATTTATCTTTTTTAATTCATCCAATACCTCCACTGAAATATTCTCAGGAAACGTTACGTTAAAAATTATTATTAAATTTCCTAAATGTTGATCTCTTGAAAATCCCATATTTGGTATCATTTTTCTATATCCATGACTTATTATATTACCTGAATTGTTAGTAATTGTATAAGTTTTACCTGTTATATATTTTAGTTCAAATGTAAATCCACACAATGCTTCCTTTACTGTTATTGTCTTTTCTAAAACCAAATCTAACCCATTACGTTTAAATTCTGTATCATTTTGAATTTTTATAAATATTTTTATATCTCCTTTACAATCCTCCCTAGCTATATTTCCTTTCTCTCTTAAAACTATAATTTCTCCCTCATCTATACCTTTTGGAACAGTTACATATACAATTTCGTTTTCAAATACTTTGTTCCCATTTTCCATAATCCATCTTTCAATATCTATTGGAATTGTTGTTCCTGTTAAAATTTTATCTATTGGAACTTCTATTGTTTTTATTATAGGCGTTGGTTTTTGAAAACCCATATTTACTGGCATACCATTATGAAATACACGGATATTTGGACTTATTCCTGGGCCAAAAGAGTTCATGTTTTGAAATGGCATCCCATTCATTCCAAATAATTGTGAAAATAATTCATCTACTGGGAATCCCATGTTAGGTCCAGGACTCCCACCGGGTCCCATCATATTAAAAAATGGATTATTTTTTGTCATATCATATTCTTTTTTTCTTTCTTCATCTCCTAATGTTTCATATGCCTCATTAATTTTTTGAAATTTTGCTGTTTTCTCCGGATCATTTTTATTCTTATCTGGATGATTTAACATTGACAATTTTCTATAAGCTTTTTTTATTTCATCAATAGTTGCAGTTTCTGGAATTTCTAATATTTTATAAAAAGAATCACTCATTTTTATAATATTATAATTTAAGATAAACTTAAATACTTATTAACGTATATAATTATTAATTATGAATTTACCGTTATTTTTAAATAAATATCAACCATTATATTTTAATGAATTTGAAACTGATGATGAAATGATTGATATTTTAAATACACTTATTGATATGAATAATTTAAATATTCTATTCATAGGAGATATTGGTTCCGGTAAAACAACTTTTTTAAATGCTGCCATAAAAGAGTATTATAAAGGATTTAAATATACACAATATCATGATAATATTTTACATATTAATTCCTTAAAGGAACAAGGTATTAATTATTATCGCAATGATGTTAAAACGTTTTGTCAAACATGTTCTTCTATTAAAGGTAAAAAGAAAATTATTGTTTTAGATGATATAGATATTATTAATGAACAAAGTCAACAAGTTTTTAGAAATTGTATTGATAAATTTAGTCATAATGTTCATTTTATTTCTTCTTGCAGTAACTCTCAAAAAGTTATTGAATCTTTACAATCCAGACTAATTATCATTAAGATTAAGCCCTTGCAAAAACACAATTTACAAAAAATTATGCAAAAAATTATTTCAACTGAAAATATTTCCATTAGCGAAGATGCTACAAATTTTATATTAAATGTATCTAATAACAATGCTAAAATTCTTATTAATTACATGGAAAAATTTAAATTATTAAATCAACATATTGATTATGATCTTGCTACAAATATTTGTACTAACATCAGTTTTTTTACATTTGAGTCATATACTCAACTTCTTAAAACTGGCAATTTAAATGAAGCTGTTTTATTATTTTATGGAATTTACGATAAGGGTTATTCTGTAATGGATATTCTAGATAATTATTTTTTATTTATTAAAACTACATCTTCATTAACAGAAACACAAAAATATGAAATTATCCCATTAATTTGCAAATATATAACAATTTTTCACAATATTCATGAAGATGAAATTGAATTAGCTCTTTTTTCCAATAACCTTTTTCCACTATTAAGAGTAATAGATAAAAAAGGTGCAACTTTTAAAATAGAATTTTAATTTATATATACTTATAATAAAATGACATCACAAATATTTAAAAATAATATACCTAATGAATTACTTATTAAGTTATTAGATGATATTGCTATTAAATCTGATAATTGTTACGTTTTAAATACTAATTCTTATAAAAAAGGTATTTTTAATGCAAGTATTCCTCAATTTATTACCGAATGCAAACCATATTATCATTTGTCTAAACGCAAATATTTAGAAAGAAAAATTAATTATAATTCATTTGTTACTATTATCCGACAAATATGTAATTTCAATAAGATTACATACACATCCCAAATTAAATATGATAAATCTACTTATGATATTATATATTATATTTATTTTTAATTAGATTTATTTTTAATTAGATTTATTTTTAATTAGATCCAATTATATATATTTTTTACCAATCGTAATTGAGGTATTATCTGTTTAGGTTGCAATTTTACATTGTCGTATCCAACTATTTCATAATTTGAATCCATGTATTTTTCCAAAAATTCATAAGTTACATCTGAAAAATTATTAATATTATTGAAATTGTAGAGAGTAATACTTTTTTTACCCCTTATACCTAATACAAACTCAATAAAATCATACACATCATTAGTAAATTCACTATCAAATGCATAGGGTACAAAGTTTGAAACAGAAGTATCTTGCCTTTTACCTCTAATAAAATATTCTTGAGTTTCATTATTCCAACCTATAAATAATCTAGTATCAATTGATTCTAGATTTAACTTACTATCATGTTCTTCAATACATAAAATTAAACAACTTTGTGATTGTAATTCTGAATCATTATAAACAATGTCTGCATCTAATTCGGTCATTTTTTATAATAATTATTATGAATTTATATTTAAATAGTTTTATTTAATAATAAATCTATTTAAAAAGTTATTTATTTATTCATGTATAATGGAATCAAATACAACAACAAGTATAATTAACGGAACTATGATGCAACTTAATAATATTATAAACATAGATGCAAGTAATAATTATTTATTTGATAGTCGCAATACTGCTGTAAATTTTATAACTTTACCATTTGATAATAATTTTGTTAGTGTAATTCCAAGATATTTACATATTTGTAATCCGGAATATTTGGTTTTTAATTTAATTAATAATGCAAATAATGATATAACTATGGGAACAATTCAAAATTTATTAGCAAGCATGTCTTTATCGCTTGAAATTTCAAATAATGAGATTATTAATCTGCCTTTATCTTTATTATGGTCATTAAATAGTCCAAAAATTATTAATAATAAATTATATCTTTTTATTCAATACAATATCTTTTTTGGGGATATTTCTTTAACCGGTTTAAATGCTCATAGTAATATAACAATTAAAATATCTAATAATTCATTGCAAAATTATGTTTCTAGTTATAATTTACATTGTAAAATTAAAATGTATTCTGATAATATTCGGTCTCAATATATAGACATGAGTGATAATCCTATTCAAACTATTAATTATATAAATTATAGATCTAATCCACGTTTAGAATACCAATGTAATTCTATTAATGAATTATTCCCTGGAATAATTAAAGGAATTTTTATAGAAAGTGCAAATATAGCCAATGAGCTAACAGAATTACAATTTTATATTGATTCAAATTTAAATAGAGTTTATGATGAATTTTTAATTAAAACAAGTACAACTAAAATTAATGATAATTTAATTTATTTTCCTTTTAATCCTGAGAATTCATATAATGACCGTCATTTTAATAGCTTTAATGGTTCCTTACATTTATCTCATGATCAAAATTGTGTATTAAATTTATCCTTCAATACACCTACTAATTTAGTAAAAATTTATGTATTAAAAGCCGATGTTTTAAAACGAAGTAATTATTATACACGTATTCCTACGAGCTCACATAATCATGGAAACTCTGGTTCTGGTCATACTAGTTATGGTCATACTAGTTATGGTCATACTAGTTATGGTCATACTAGTTATGGTCATACTAGTTATGGTCATACAGGTGTTGTTAATGAAGCCTTACCTGTATGTCAAACTATTTATCATCCTATTGATCCAGAAAGAAATACATGTAGTATATTACATGAACAAATTATTTTTTTACAAACTTATATGATGTGTACAGCATGTAATTCAAATTTTAATGAAAACGCACTAAAACAATGGCTGCAACATCGTACCGGAACACGACGAACATGCCCTACTTGTCGTGAAGTATGGACAAATTATAATATATATATTAATGCAGAAAGTCCGAGTGAGTTAATTTTAGACTGAAAAATATGATTTATAATATTAATAATATTTTATTACCATAATTGGTAACAAAATAATAATTATTATTTTGGTAAATTTTCTTAGTCTGTTCGAAATATTTTATAAAAGTGATTCGGTTTTCGAAAATGGACATTTTTAAAAATGTCCAAAATAGGAAAGTCCAAAAAAGTCTTGAAAATGTGTTTTAAAAACAGGTTTGTTACGATAATGGTCACAAAATCATAAAAAGTGTGAAAAAAATTGTTACGATAAAAAATAAATAATTTTGCGGAAAAATAGCTTAGATACTTTTCTGTTGCTATATTAAGCAACAAATGGCAACAAAAAGTATCGGAAAAGTTGCAGATTTATTCTGCTGTGAATATTGTGATTATACTACGTGTGTAAAAAGTAATTTAATTAAACATTATTTGACACCAAAACACAAAAAAAATGAACAAATCAACATTTCGCAACAAAAAGTATCAGAAAGTATCGGGTTATCTAGTGAACAATTTAACTGCAAAACATGTAACAAAATCTATAAAAATAGAACTGGTCTATGGCGGCATAAAAAGAAATGCTTTATTGAAACAAAAAATCCTCAGCAAAATGGTAATAGTGATACAAAACAATTAACAGATTTAGTAATGAAGGTAGTAGAACAAAATAAAGAACTAACAAATCAAATCGTTGAATTATCAAAATCATCAGCAAATAATTCAATTAATATAAATAATGTAAATAGTAATAATAAATTTAATTTGAATGTATTTTTAAATGAAACATGTAAGGAGGCACTAAATATTTCAGATTTTGTTAGTTCATTAGTAGTTTCAATTAATGATTTAGAAGAAACGGCTAGGCTTGGATATGCTGAAGGAATTAGTAAGATATTTTTAAACGGTTTAACACAGTTAGATGAACATAATAGACCAGTACACTGTTCAGATTTTAAAAGAGAAATTTTATATATAAAAGAAAATAATGAATGGACAAAAGATACCGAACAAAAAACTGTCTTAACAAAAGCAATAAAATGTATTGCAAATAAAAATATAAAACAAATATCAGAATGGCAAAAACAGAATCCATTGTATAATGATCCAGATTCAAAACAAAACGATAAATATCAAAAAATATTATTTAATTGCATGTCAGGATCTACAAAAGAAGAAGCAGATAATAATTATGAAAAAATAATAAAAAATGTGGCAAAACAAACAGTAATTTCAAAATAAATTACTTAAATTAAGTATTTAAATATATAATTTACTTTTTATATATTCAAATGGATAACATTTTAATTGTTCTTACAGCTACTGTGAATGTAGATTATTCTAAATTTTTTTTATTTCAAACAAACCCACATGAAAGATTATTTTATTACCATAAATCAATTAAACAATGGTTAGAAAATACCAATTTAAAAATATGTGTAGTAGAAAATTCAGGATATACATTCCCGGAATTGGATGAATACAAAGAAAAATATCAAGATAGATTTGAAATAATTTCCTTTACAGAATCTGAATTACCATTAGAAAAAAGAATATTTATCGGAACAAATTCTAAAGGGGGTAGTGAAATATGTGCGATAAATTATGCTTATGAAAATTCAAAATTTAAGAATACAATAGATTTTATAATAAAAGTAACATGTAGATATTTTATTCCAGACTTAGAAATTTTTCTAAAAAGTAGTGATTTATCAATTAAAATAAGAGGTGGTATAGCATTATTTGATAATAATATTATTTTAGGATTAAGACAAGAACACCCTCAAAGATGTGAAATTATAGGTAGTCATGTAAAAGCAATGAATATAATTTTTGATCCAAAGATGTATGATATAAATATGAGTTATAATTTACATATAGAAAGTGTTTATTTTAATAGATTAAATTTGTTTAACCAAAGTAATGTACTTGTTTGTCCAAGATTTAATATAGATCCAACTCCCATGGGAGGAATAAACCAAATAAATGATAATTTATAGTTAATTAATTTGTATATATCCTTGGCTTAGTCTTCTATTATAATATAAACGGGAACAAAATATATATATACAAGAAATAACAATATAAAGAGAAAAAGTAATAAACAAATATATTAATAACTTACTATTTTTGTTAGTATATTGTATATTTATATTGCTTGAATACGATATTTTTTCATAATACTGCGATATTGAATCAAAATCTTGTAACCATGTTTGAACATCTTGATTGCAACTTGTTCCATTTGTCAAATAACTGTAACATTCTATATATAGCTTCTTACTAACAACATCAATCATAAATATTAAATCATATACATTTGTAAATTTATTATGCCATTTTGTTAGTTTAATATTAAAATAACGGATAATATCTATGATTTCTTTATGTTCCCATACTACAATTACATCATTTATTTTTTTATTTTTCATAATATCATTTAATAATTGGGGTTTGTAACCAATACAATAATCTAGATTTATATTATTTTTAACATGATATTTATTATTTGTTAGTTGGTTAAGAATATAATAAGCAGTTAAAAACATTCTTTGCGATTTTTGACAGTTAATATTTGGCGTATATTGACTATTCAAAAATGGAATACAAATCTTTTTTTCATTATAATTTGATGAATAAATTACAATATTATCATTTTTATCTAAATAACGATCAAAATAATAATACCAATTATCAGCCCTTACGTAACCTATTGGACTACAACATGGACTGTCATTATTGACTGGTTTATCACAATGTCTTAACAACCATATTCTATCTACACTACTAACAAATTTGATAAAAAAAATTAGAAAAAGAATAAATATCATTTGTTTAATCATATAATAAAAAGTAATTATAAAAACATAAATATATTATACTAATCTTCTATAATTTCAATAGTTGTATTATTACCGTAATATGTTATATAATGATCTTCAGATTTAATATGATGTTGTGCATTAGCTTCATCATATTCATACCAACTACATTCATAGTCTCGTATTAATTCATTATTATAATATAATGTCTTAAGTGTGATTATTTTATCACAAAAAGATCTACGAAACCATTGAGTTTTTATAAAAAGTTGAATTTCAGATCTCCCAACAAAACTAGGTATCATTCTTAGTTGTTTAAATATGGGAAAATTTCTATTGATCTGTGGCATATATTTATCATTTCTCAAACGGATAACGCCAGCCAGATGCAATATATGTAATAATACATCTTCAGGTAAAGGTAATAAATAAATTAATTTAGTAATATGAAAATACATTTTTGTTTGAAGTTTAATTATATAAGTTTTATAATAAAATTATATAATTTCAATTTTTTGTTTTGTTAGTTGATGGGGGCAAAATCAAAGTCAACTGCTTCCAAAATATGTCTTTCTAATAAATTAATATCATGATGTTTTGCATTGATTTTACGATCTTTAAAATGTACTTTCCATTTGCCTTCACAATCAAAAAATACAGTATAATAAATTTGATTATTATCAAGGTCAAACTTACGACTACAACTATCTAATAAAGGAGATTGTTGACATTTAATTTGACCTCCAACACTAGAAAAATCAATTTGTCCAAGCTTTGTAATTCCAATTGAACTAACACCAGAAATAGGAGCAGGTGATAATATAAGCCATGCTTTTTTACCAGATATATTGGTAACGATAATTTTACGTTTGAAACCAAGTTGTCTAGCAATTGATTGATCTTGTGCTGCTGGTGTGGATTGATTTGCGTTAACTAATAATTTTGAAAACACAGATCCAAATAATGAAAATGCACCTGCAGCAGCATTAATATGGTGGTTTGGGGTAGAAATTTTAGCTTTTATTTCAGGTTCAGGAGAATCCTCAAGATCAGCCTTAAAAGCAAGTTTGACTTCTTCAATTTTTTGTTGCTCCACAGGTGTAAGAATTTCTTCCACAAGACTATCAATATCACTCATTTATATATACAAAAATAAAAAAATTTGTATATAAAACAATATTAAGTTATAATAAATGTATTTACTAAAGTTATTAAAAAGACTATGTTGCTGTTTAAAAAATGACGTGATAGAAGTAAATTTTACTGGTAATATGACGACAAATCCAATAAATCCTAATAATTTTGAAGCACATCAAGTGTATCCATATAAAAAATCGTTTGCTTAGAATAATATATTATATTTTTAAAACAACTTAAAGACAATTTCAAATACTATATTTAAAGACATCTATTTTCCATTTTACCTTCGGCGACTAATTATTTTCCTTTTTTTTAAATATTTACGTTTACTTTTTCGTCGTTTAGTTTTACGGCGATTTCCTCCTTTACCTGGACTTTTTTTTGTTACATTATTATTATAATTGCGTGTTTCAAGCATTCTTCTCTTCATTTCTTTTCTTTCTTCTTCTAGTTTATCCATTTGCAATCTATAATTTATTGCTCTTCTTTCATTTTCTGCTTCTAAAGTTGTCATTGTTGCATCTGTGTTCACTTCTGATTCTTCATCCGAAGAATCTGTTAAATCAGAAATATACTCGGGAGGAGTACGTACAGAAATAGTTGATATTATTCTTGAAACAGGAACAAAGGCTTGAGGAATATCAGGACGATGTTTGGAACTCATTTATAATATATATATATTTTTATAAAATATTATATTTTTCTATCTAAATTTCCTCATACAATATAATAAACATTATTTTATTGGCTCTTATAACTGGATAAATTCTTGCTGAATCTTTTACACCCCAATACAAATCTGAAAACGCCCTAGTCTCTTCTTCTGAAACCACTTTTCTTAACTTTCCTCTGTAAAGCACATAAACATTACTTATATCATGTACTGATTTAGCCGATTTATATTTTTTACGGTCCGAATCGTATAGACCATATACATTTTTACGCTTATTTTTTATTTTAAATTCTGTTCTATTTGCTCCAAACCAATCCTGAGCCTCTTTTTGACTTACAAAAGGTATCTCTAAAGGCCAGATTCTATTTTTTGTTTCCTGTTGCTCCATCTCGCCAAGAACAAACTCTGAATCAATCCACGTCTTTTTACCCTTTGTTCCCTTCTTATTCGCCTTTGTAGAATTACTATTCCAAGAAACACTTTTTAATGAATCCTTACTAAAATTATTTTTAAATAATTCTTCATATTTTTCTAATGATTCCAAATTTGTATAGCAAATAATATCATGTCTTGAATATCCTGTTATTCTCCCTATTAATCCTTGAATAATAAATGAATCCATTACGGACTTAGCAAGACGCTCATATACTACTCCTAAATGCGTTTTTGTTATTGTATTTGAACATTTAAGCTTTTCCTTGATTAAAATAATTATGTGCTTCTTTGGTTTTACCTCTAACAAATCATTTATTACATCTATATTTCCATCCTGAATATATTCTTTTATATCCCAATCAAATAATTCAAATTGACCATTTGAACGCAAATATTTATCTGCTGTGCTTGCAATATTTTCTTTTATATAATCAAAATTTGAACCGTGACCACGAATTATACAATACTTTGGCTCTGAATAAGAAATCATATCCTCAAATATTTCATTTATATTTTCCTCTACCTCTTCTTGCTTTAAATCATTTACCCAACTACCAAATTTGTTTCTCCCATTCAAATCATTTGATTGCTTCAAAACAACCTTATCAGTTCTTCGCATCATTTGGCTTATACCATAATATCCTTGACCCTCTTCCATCATATGAACGTGATAATGTGCTTCTGGCCACTCTCTTTTCATTAAACCATAAATAATTCCATCTGGAGTTGCTGAGAATTGTACTAGCTTTATATCATTTTCAAACATTTTATCTAAATTCCAACCCAAACCATCCTCACTCATCAGCTTTTGCAATGTTTGCTTCTTTAATGAAGCACAATGTGCCTCGTCAATTAGAATTAATATATTTTTTTTACCATCCACATCATCCCTAAATCTTGTCATCAATTCTGGCAAATGATATATACGTTCTTTAACATCATCTGGTAAACGACCTTTTGTTTGAATCTTCCAATCTGTTGATGATAGTGGAGTAATGATAAATATGTTTTCCATAGGAATATGGAATTTTTGAACATATTGATAAATAAATTCTATCATACATCCTGTTTTTCCTGTTTGCGTTCTTGAAATCAATAATTGAATTACTTTTTGCTTATTTGAAAATGTTTCACATAATTTTTTTGCCGCGTCTTTTTGATTTTGATGAATTGGTTCAACTCTTAGTTTTATTTTATATTTACAAATAAAACTTGTTACCTGCATTTCTAAATAAAATTTATCAATTGGCTCTCTAATTGGGTCAGAACTCTCCTCTGGATATTCAACTATTTGTCTTTCGGTAAACTTTTCTGGAATATCTGGATTTACACTTACTGACTCTTCACTTGTCACAGTTTCTAAATCATCATTATCCAAATCAGTTTCAATATTTAGAATACTAATTGGTTGAGTTTCATTTTCTATTGAATTATCCATACTTATATCTGATATACTTTCATCTTCGTTCATTGAATTTATAAATCCTGCAATACCTTCATTTGAACGTTTTAATACATTTGCTATTCGTTTTCCCTCCCTTTTTAATATTTTTTGTATTTTCTTTTCACTAGTTATTTTTGCTGAGATTGGAACTATATATTCTCCGATATCTATTTCCGGTTTAGCTCTTCTTAGCTTTTTCTTTTTGGGTGTTATAGATATATTTTCAGATTCTGAATCATTTTTATCATCTAAAATTTGAACAGGGATTGTTAAAGGATTCATTTGTAAATCTCCAATAACTGTAGTAAAATCGTTTTCTTTGATAGATAAATTCATCGTGCTATAATATTATAATTAGTCCAAAAGTCTTTAAATTGTTTCAATTTTATTTTTTTAAGTTTTTTATATAATATGTGATGATATATGATATCAAATATTATAAAAATAAAATAATTAATTAATTCATATTTCCTGAATTCGTTGCTCTAGGAACATGATTTCCTAAATTTTGCGGCATAGGACCCCACACGTTAAGGGTTCCATTCGTTAAAGGCACCCTCCAGAAGCTAATCCAGTCAGGTTGATTTTGTAAGGGTTCAATAACTCCCATATGACTATCCGGAGCCAAAGCTAAAACTATATATTTAGCAAGAATGAACTGACTCTGGATAATTTGTTCGGGACTCATTCGTGCAAACCATTCATAATGACGACGTTTTAAAATCATTTTATCTGGTATCCAAATACCATACATCTTTCCATAAAAATGAATATAATCTTCACCTAATAGCGTCTCAACAATAACGGGTTCATCATCAACTGTTTTTGTTCCAATTTCTGTTCCAGGAATTAGACGCATTTTTCCATTTGCTATTTTTGTATTGCACCATTTATCAAAATCACCTAAGAAATGCGTTTGAGCTGTGTAATCTTCAGAAATCTTTTGCTCTAGATAATTTATATATTGTTTTACTGTTTCGTTATGTTTAGGAGCACCCATAAAATTGGAATCGGGATAAAATAAATTATTTGTTGCAGTTATATTAAGATCATAATTTTCACATACAAACATAGTATCATCATTTGTACCTCTATTATACAATCCAATCAAATTTCTAAAACATAAAAAGGAAATTGGCACATTTATTCCACCATATGTATATATCAATTTTGCTAATGCTAATTGTCTAATATAACACTTCATTGGATCACCTAACATAGACATATTTATATTCCAATTTGGAATTAGCTTTTCAAAAGACCCATCATCAATCAAAACTATTTTAAAAGATTGATCACAATTTTTTATAATACTTTTCACAGTTAAATACAAATATGGTTGATTTAATTCAAATGAACTTCTTGAACCAAAACTAAGCCAATTTCTGGCGTTATATTCATGAGGTACATAAATCCATAAAATTGGCTTTTTACACTTATCTAAAGATTTATCTTTTAATAAATATTGTTTAATATCCTTGTATCCATCTACATCCACATATTTTGCTTGTTTTTCATTATATTTTTGATAAAGTATGCCTAATGAAACTATCGTTACTAGAATTATAATATAATTAGATACTAACATATATTATAATTTTATATTATAATTTTGTATAGCTTTAAAAAACAGAATATTTTGATTATTTTTTAATTATATTACCAACCAGTTAATTGTTTTATATCTCCCCAAAAATTCTTCTGCTTTTGTTTAGCCAATTCTGCTTCTTTTGCATACTTGAATGCTAAAGCAGCTGATTCTTTATCCATATTGGATTCTTTTTTGTATAATATTCGCTCTCCATCTTCTTTTGAAATTGGTGTAGTATCAATACTATCCCGTTTTGTTTTATATTCATTAAAATTATTATACTTTGGCATTTGTTCATAATCTTCCAATGTTACTGGTATGAGGGTTTCAGTATATGCTTGTCGTAAATCAGTATAATTATCCGATGAAAAATTTGATTCATCGTTTAATAAAGATCCACCTAAAGTAGGAGAAAAAGTGTCCGTTACCCCTTGATATACAGTTAATGACTGTATTTGTTTTTTCTTTTGCTCAAAAATTTCATTCATATTTCCTTTAGTTACATTCTCATCTATATTCATAATTCCTTCATCAGATTTTAACCAATCTCCATATCCATGTTCTATTGGATTTTCAATACGATGTTTTTCAAAAGCATCATTAAACCATGAATTGAAATTTTTTGAATCTTTAAATTCTTTATTATTTTCAAACATTGTATCCAATACTGTTCTATTACTTTCATCAAAAAAATCCTGATCTTTATATGTTTTATTATTTGACTTGTTTTGAAAATCATAAATACTATAAAGACGTTTATATGCTTTTGAAAAAAATAAAAAATATTTTGCATCTAAATGCGATTTATCAGGATGCATTTTTAAAACAATTTGTTTTGCAGACTTTAAACTAGGTTCAGTTAAAGAACCATTTGAAATATTAAAAAGGCGATACAAGTCATCTAAAGAGTAATGTTCTAAATCCAAATCAAGATTATTTAGTGTAGTATTATTAAAATTAACTGGTTTTGCCAGTTGTGATGGTTTATTTTGAAAATGATTATGAGAATGATTATTATTTGATTCATGAATTTTAACTCCTGCCTTTGGACAACTGGTAGGGGTACATTCACCTAATTTTTTATTATTCATTTTGTATTTATACTACAAAATAAATTTTATTTATTTTTAAAACGAAATATTTCTATTTTATGAATTACAATTATTACCTATATTTTGGCAATGTGTGTCATTACTATGTCCATTACTGCAATGATTGCCGTCATTTAAATATAACCGGTAAACAATTGGACAAGGAATAGGATAAATAGGAGTTAACAAAACAGGGTTACATATTATATTATCTCTTACAAATTTGAAAACAGGAGTATTAGATAATGGAACCCGATTATGGACATTTAATGGTGATAAAAAATATAATTCAACTACTTCACTTGAAAAATGATATGCAACTTTTTTGTATAAATCTGCTAACGATTCATCTTTGTAAATAGTTACGAATGTACTATACCCACAACATTTTGTTATTTCAAATGTATACATTAAATTACGAATTGAACTAAGATGTTCGTTCATTTTTTCTTCATAGGTATTATTCATATTTTAGTAATTCAATAATTATTTTTAAATTGTTTATTTTATATTTATTAGAATTTACTTAGAGAAACAAATTAATTAAGTATATACATATTATATAAATCATGTCATCTATAGGGTCAGCATATATAGGCAAATATATAGGAGAAATTCGACAAAAAAAAATAGAAAAAGTTATAAAACGAATTGAAGATGCTAGAAGAAGATCTGAAGCATTTGTTGGTAGAGAAAGCGAACAAAGCAATTTTATGGAGGCACCCTATATATCACAAAACAAGTTAAAGAAACAAAATTCTCTTTAAGTTGTTTTAATATATATTATTTTTTGGCCATTTTATTTCGCCATTTCATTTCGGCCATTTCATTTCGCCAATTTATTTTGATGAGCAAGTGACAACAAATGCAGCCCACACCTCTTAAAAAACAAATCCAATTGACCAGGATCTGACCCTGTTATTGAATCATCCGGAATATAAGTCGTATTTCCCTTTTTATAACATAGGATTACTGGAATACCATTTACCATCTTTTTACTTTTATAATATGAATACAAATCAAACGATTCATCTACATCTATTTCACAACAAATCACATTATCTGGCGATGAAGCAAAAAATGCATCTACTACTGGCTTTATTTTTTTACATGGACCACACCATGATGCTCCTAACTTTATTATTACTAAACCTGGATTCTTTTCTAAAAGCCTTAAAAAATGATCTCTACTTTGAAAATAAGAAATTATTGTTTTTTGAGCGACTGTATTTAAATTTTGAGACATTATATATTATCATATACATATTATTTTGTTTTTTTAACGCAACAAAATAATATTTTCTTATTTTCTTACAATAAACATACTAACAAATATCCTAATCCATTTCCAATTGCTATTAATAAATGCAAAAATAAAGCAAATGTTATTATTTCCTTTGCTGTTTTTGTTGGATTAATCACATCATACACATGATCTTTTGTTATTAATCGCCATGGTAAATATATATATATAAACCATATTTGTAACCAACGATATGAATTTATTAAATCTATCCATGAAAAATAATTATAACATTCGTCTAAATTTCTTATTTCTATTATAAATAACACACTTGGAACTATATGGATTGCAGACGCCCAATAAATTTCAAACCACCTTATTAATTTTGGATCATCTATTATATCTAAATCTTTCATTCCTAAGCAAAATTTTGCTACCCAATAACCTACTGTAATTGTAAAATGAACATTATGTGCGATTGGTAAAAAACTTGGATTAAAATAATAAATAAAAGAAGCTAAATGTCCCGTATCTGTAAAACGCACAAATTGTTTTATAAAATTAAACGGGTGAGGTAAATAGGAGAACTTATCTTCAAACCAGTAAAAATAATTTAATGGATATAATTTTAATGAAATGATCGTTGATAAATATAAATCATTTGTTAAATACCATAAACCTATATTTATAAATGGAATATATAAACCGTTTATAATAAAAATATTGTTTTTTAAAAATACCATTTTTATACTCTAATTCCTAATTTTTATTTATATTATTTTGTAATATGTTTTTGAAAAAAATTGATATTATTTATTCCTAACTTTTATAAATCAACTTATGATCATGTCGCAACTTATGCTGTTACTTATTGCGTTTGCTATTACGTTTACTATAGCTACTTTGCATATTGTTTCCGAAAACAATAAGCAATTTGATTTATCCATTTTAAATTTATCCGAATCGGATTTTTATTATAATATTTGGTCAAGAGATTTTGTCAAATCACAACCCGTTGCTTTACCCATACAACATCATGCAAAACTACAAGCTGTTTATCAATTATGGTTATCATCTTTTGCCTTATTACAAGATTATATTCAAGAATTCAATACCAATGCATTTGCTATTATGCAGCAAGCTGAAACTCAATGTTTAACTATCATGTATAACATTTATAGTAATAATATTTATAAAAATTGGGTTAGCATAAATAATGTTAAAAAACAATCGGATGAAATTAAATATTCTGCTAATTATAATAATGCTAAAAAAAATACATTTTCCAGTCTTTTAGGTACATTATCGTCTCTATCTATTTCTACCATGACTGGGGATATTGTTACTCCGTTTTATATGGCTTCCAATCTTGGTGAAAATTTGTATGATTATTTGTCTTCAAAATCAGAGAAGGAAAATGATAAAGTTAAAGAAGAATTACAACTTTTAACAGAAGAAGAAACTATGTTATTAAATGAAAAATTATTTGCCTTTTCTAAAATTTATTGCATAAATGCATTTCATTTACATCTTTATTTCAATAAAACTACTAATATTATCACTCTTAACGGAGACAAAATTGACTATATTTGGCTAACTAACTTGATTAATGTGCTTATATCAAATATTGATTTACGAATTATTAGTATTGTAAATGGTAACATTATAGATAAGGATAAAGATCCAATTACACAAAGTTTAATCAGTTACAAACAGAAACTAAATATTTTAAAAACTATTGTTCATTCTTTATCAGATATTGTTAGTTATGAATTTCATACTACTTTACAAAAACAAATTTTATCCAAAGATATTGTTTATACAATTAAATATATTTTAGATGCAAAATTTAACCATTTACAGCATTTGAATTATTTATTGATTAAAGATTTTCCGGAAACAGAAGAAAAAATGCAACAGTTAAGACAAATAATGACAGAAAATCGTAGGCTGAAAAAATTAGAAAATGATTTGAAATTATTCCAACAAGAAACTGATTCATTACAACACAACTTTGAGTCTAATTTAGAACAAGATAAAATAATGCATAATTTAAACCTTTTGAAACAGATTACATGGAGTTATGTAAATATTGTTTCCAATACAATTGATTTTGGAGCGTTTTCTTTGAGAAATATTACTCGTCACTGTGTAAATTTTGTAACCTCTATTCCTCTCGGAATTGTAGAAGGAATCGGTTATAATATAAATGATCTAATTTGGACTATTGTGAATAATCTTTGGTTAAGTCTTATTACCATATTTGCTGTTTATTGTTTAGTTAAAAAATTTATTAATATATTTATTTAATAAATTGTTTTTATAAATTATTGCACTAGTGTGAAAAGTAAATGTATAAAAATTTTATATTTAACATTTCTTTCTGTATCGTTTTAGAGTTTTATAATGCTTTTTTCCCTTTTTTGTTTTTCTTCCGCCTTTTTGACCCTTTCTGCCCTTTCTCTTTTTTGTTGCCTTTGACTTTTTATGATGACGACTTTTTCTTTTTCTTGCTCCACCATTTTCAATATCACTTTCAATATCACTTGCAATTTCTTCCGCCTTTCTTTTTATTCCTTGTTGTAAAACCTGATCATCCTGTTCATCCTGTTCATCCATTTGTATATTAGGCACAGCAATAGCTACATCTGCTGCTGCTGGTCCCATAATTATATCTTGGGGAGGTGCAAGTGCCATATTTTCATTTTCAGCAAGTACCACTGGAATATTATTTTGAGGAGGTAATTGAGCTGGTATTGGAGGAGGTATTGGAGGAGGTATTTGAGGAGCTAAGTAATCAAAATCCGGTACTATATTTAATTGATTTCCAATCCAAAACATTGCCCTACTACATCTTACACTAAACCATTCAAAAATTCCTATTTCTGAAGAAGATGTTGAACCAGCATCAGACTGAGAACCTGGTTCATTAAATGTTTCAATATTTTCTCTCCCTATTACAATTGCTGGATCAGTTGCAATAGAAATTTCAGAAGCTCGTGCAAGTATTGCTTCGTTAGGTAAAGAAACAATTGCATTAAGTGCTGAAACAATGGCATCTTGAGAAGAATTAGAGCCTGCAAGCTGATTTTCAGCAATAAGTGTAGCCGCATCTATTACGGCACGTTGATTTGATAATGTTACAGATACAGCAATAGAAGTAGCAGAATTATTGGAATTAACTGAATTAGCCTGATGTCTAGGGTTTCGAGTTGCAATATTAGCAGCTCTTTGAGACAATTGTGAAGTAGCTCTAGAATTAACAGAACCTCTGGTTGATTGGGCATTATTAGACACATTATTCACACGTCGTAAATCCTGTAAAAGATTATGATTAAAACCATCATCCTCATCATCTCCGGTATCATTTTGTGAATAATCAGTATCGCTTGGTAAACTTGAACCTTGTGAAGATGCTGCTTCAGAACTAGAAGGCGTGTGGGGGAGTAAATCACCACTAAGAATTTCAAATGTACCTTGAAAAAAATTGCTTAATTGACTAGAATTTAAAATACATTGCCCGGCTTCACGACATCTAAGAGCAGCAGATAACATTTCTCTTCTTAGTATATCAGTAGGTCTACTTCCCTCCGGAAGAACCCTATCAAGACCTGTTAAAAACCCAACTATACCAGGTACTCCACGTTGAGCACCTTGTGGCATTGTATCCAAAATTGCAAATATTGATCCAAAAAAAGGCAAATTTTTTAAAAAAGTCTGAACACTCCCAGGTAATGAATAATATCCAGTTATAATAACAACTAACGCGGATTGAATCCTATCGGCTTGTTCAATTGTTAAATTTTTTGCTTTTATAATTGCAGCCATTGACGCACTAAGTACAGCATTTAAAAGATCATTTATAGTAGGTGATTCCACTATAATTCCTCTATTAACAAGTATACGGCTTCGTGCATTATTAGCTCCAGAATATGCACTTCGTAAAAAATGAATTCTCTCTTGAGGTTCCATATCGAGTAATCTTGATAATATAAATTGTCCAAAATCCATGGAATCTTCATCTATACGAACAAATCTGGCTAATGCATCTTCCCGACCCATTTGTTCCTGTTCCATTGCTGCATTTCTGGATTCAGTTAAAAGTGCAGCTGCTTCGGTTACTTCAGCTATATTAATATAGCGTCGTATAATTTCAGCAGCAGCATCAGGACGGTTACTACGATTAGCATCCATAATAGCCGCAAGATTTCCATCTTCCATTATATTTTCTCTTATATATTCTGACATTTCTCCATCTAAAGATTGAAGTGCATTTAAAAAAGGCTGCATAGGAAGAGATGGAATTTGCGGGACCCGACCTGTTTGGATGTTTGCATTTGGATTAGAAATGACCCTATCTACATAACCAGGTGTTCTTAAAGCGTCATTATTTTGATTGTTTTGATTACCTTGACTCATTCTAATATATATATATACAAATAAAATTATTTTTGTATAACTACTTCCTTTGCTACCTTTGATATTATTTTATCATAATTTTTTTTTGTTTCTTCTATTGTTGATCCACTCATTGCATTAGAAACTATTCTTAAATATTGATCATTCTTTTTGGAACTAGAATCAAAATAATCCGGATTCTCTTTTTGCCATAATGGAATCTGCTTAATGTTTTTTGAAGCAATTGTTTTTATTGCTAATTTTAATTTATTTTTGTCTTCATTTTCTTTTTCCCATGTATCCTGATCCTTAATATAAATTGTCTCTCTTTTTAAATCATTACAATGTATAGGTCGCCTTTTTATATCTAATTCTTTTAACCCGTTAATAAATATATTAGAAATACCATCACTATATCCTAATTTTGCCATATTTTCTAAATCTTTCATTTTCAATTCTAAAGAATTAACAAAATCCATAATATTTAATGCATCTTTACATTCCACATTTAAAAACATTTGTAAATTAAATGTATTGTTAGTAGTATTGCTAGTATTATTGATTGTTGTGTTATTTTTAGTTGCTAATTCTATAAGCATTTGTTTAAATTCTTGATTTTGACTAATAATTTCCATGATATTTTTTTCTGTTAACTGGCAAACAGGTGACATAGTAGAGTTCTTTATGGAACAAATTTGTTTATGTTTCCATAAACCTTGTCTATGTTTGTATTCATTACCACAATCGCATATAAAAAAAATATTTGTCTTTGAATTATCAGTGTGCTCTTTTTGTAATCCAGTTGTCCTCTTTTTATGTTTTGCTGTCAAAATATGTCTGTTCCAATCTGACACACGTGAGCAATTAAAGTCACATTTTTCACAACAATAATAATCGGCGTTTTTTTGAGTAAAAATGTCATCCATTAGTCTCCTAAATAGAGGACAGAAAAAAGCGTTTAAATAGTTTTTCAAAAAAATATAAAAATTTACAATCACAAAATAATTCATGAATAAAATGTTTTTGAGACCATTCTCGTCACAACCACTTTTTAAAACACGATTTTCAAGACTTTTCTCCACTTTTCTATTTTGGACATTTTTAAAAATGTCCAAAACTCAAAACTGAATCACTTTTACAAAAAATTTCGAACAGACTGAGAAAATCTACCAAAATAATAATTCATATATCCAGACGATAATCAGTAAGACTACAGAAAATCTAATTTACATGCTCAAAAGATGCCTATTCATTGCTAAAAACCCCTCCAATTCCTCAATATTAATTTCATTCATTTCCACATGTGACTCCCAAAAATAGCGACAATAAGACCAAACATAGTCACAATCACCCTTATACCAATGGTCATAACGTCGCAAAAGTTCATGATATAATTTTGGTGGAAGTAACTGTAGTGAAGTACGAGGCAATACATAACAGAGCTGAACAATTTCTGAAACAGGGTTTGCTGGTTTAAATGGGACAAATTCAGTTTCAAAAACAGGAATATATTTGATTAGATCTTGAAGCAAAGGTGGGTAACAATATTTATACCGCCATCGCCAATCTGGACAACCAGTCGTATAATATTTCATAGTCCATTCTAATCCTTGAAGATAATTAATAGCAATATCACGTTTTTGTTCATCATTAGAGTCCGATTTAATAGAAAACAGACCGCGATAATATCTAGATTGCCAAAAAGGTTTCACTGGGTTAATAAATTTTTCCATTTCCCTGTCATAATTAGGAGTTGCTTCAAATTTCTTAAATTTCTCTTCGGGCGTTGTATCAGACAAATAATATTTTTCCTTTTTGTTACGTAATAAATGTTCTTTAATATAAAATTCTTCTTCCAAAGAAGCCAAATGAGATACAACTTTTCTAAGATTATTCCATTTAATTGTTTTTCCATCTGTAATAAAATCATTGGTTTTACCCACAGTGGCTCTATAAGCCTCCATCATTTTATCTACACCACCGGTGCGAATATTTATAGCTGGAAAATGAGGTAAAAAGTCGTTGCCTAAAAAGAAACAAAGAAAAATGTAGTCATACACTTTTGAAACGGTAAAAACTCTATCATTATTCATGTAACTAATAATAGCCTGAGTTAATTCCGGAATATCTAAAAAATAATTAGCTTCAGGTTCCAAAGAACTGTCAATAGATTGAATAAAATGGGGAGTTTCACGAAACAGATAAATCTTAGGACAAATAGGGAGATGATTAATAGAAAGCATAATTAAATCTGCATCAAGTCCATAAATAACTGTTGTTTCACTAAGATGCTTTAAAGAATTAGAACGAATATAATCAAACAATTTATGCTCTCCTTCACCAACATGGTTAGATCCTGAAACAATAATATTTTTAACCTTATATTTTGTAAATGAATCCGCATTAAAATGACGTGAAATCATGTTATTTAATTCGGCCATGAATTTAGTTCCAGGAGTAATAGCCGTAGTATTCCATGGATCGGGTTTATCCTTTTTAAAGATCATTCTAGAAACTTCATTTTGATACCATGATTTGTAGCGACGAGAGCGTTGTTGTTCCAACTTTGCAACAGGAGCAACCCCATCAAATGCAATAATGACTGTATTAATAGGTTGAATAATGGAAATATATTCTTCAATTTTTAAAATAACATTTTTAATAATACTTATGACAATACCATCACTAAGAGCAGAAGAATCGGAAGCCATTTTATGATAAACATCATAAATAATTGAATTGCAATCTAAATATATATTATCAACAGATAAAGAGTGAGAAAAATATTTACGAATAATGGAAGGGTGATTTTTAACAATGTATGAAAAATAGCTAGGAATTCCCATGTTTGAAATATATTTTAATATGTAAATATGTATTTAATATGATTAAATAAATACAATTAATCGGTATAGTCGTAAGCGACAAAAATTTTAATTCTTTAGTAAAAACCTTATTTAAATTATATATATATATAATATAATGAATGAAAAACAACTGAATTCAAAAAAAGAAATTATAAAAAAAACCACACCGGAGATCGTAGTATTAATAGAAAAAAAACAATTATTTTTTCAGGACGTAATTCAAAAAACAATATTACATGTGCAAAAAAATAAAATATTGGACATAATTGGTGTTAGTGAAGTAAATAGTTGTATAAATACATTATTTGAATTGAGTAAAAAAATAAAAGATATAAATGATGTTACAATAAAAACAAATACTGATAATGTTATAAATATATTACAATTAGTAAATAATGATTTATCAAGTTTATTTAAATTATTTGGAACCGAATCGTTTGAAGATCTGTTATGGATATGTTTTGGAAATAATTCAGTAAATACATATGCAATATCAGATATGGATAAGCATAAATTTGAATTATTAAAAAAGTATTTTCACCCAACAAGCTACAAAATATTGATTCCAAAAAAGTCTGACTCGGAGAAGATTTCAAAACATGATGATAATGCTTTTAATGAAAAATCAAAAAATTTAGATAGTGAGGATATAGGAATAAAGATAAAGCCATTTCATTTAAAGACATATGGAATTCAGCTAATAGTACATAATCCACAACATAAAAAGAGTTTAATAATAACAGGAACTGTAGATGATATAATGATAGATTTTTTGAATAACAAATATGTAAATCTGAAGTATAATGCGGTAAATGAAAACGCACCTCATTCAATAGAATTTCAAGGAGAAACTTTTGATAGGTTTATTCAATCACTAAATTTAAAAGATTATTTAGTATACGAGACACATGAAATGTATTCAAAATATGCGGGATATTTAAGTAATTTAAATACATTACGGCAAAAAACTATATCCCAGGTGGTAAAGGAATTTATAATATCGGATTTATTTACAAAACGTAGTACAATAATACAATTACTAATAAAATCAGAAAAATCGGATAATCAGTATTTGGCATATTTATTATATGATTTATTGTCTAATGATGCAAATGGAACAATTGACACACAAGAACAAATAATATTATTTGATAGTTTTCCATGGTCAATAAAACAATATTTTAAAGAAGCTATGAAAAGAACGGTACAATACACAAATGATTTGTCAAATTTTGATATACAAAAGATACCATTAGAACAACAAATATGTTTATTAAAAGTACAAGATTCAGTAAAAGAAAAAGCCATGCAAAAGCTAAAAGAAGTAAAGGCTAAATCAGAGGATTCAGGATCAAAAGCAAGACAATATTTAGATGGACTATTAAAAATTCCTTTTAATATTTATAAAAAAGAGCCTATATTGAATACAATGGATGATATCCGTATGAAATATTGTAATATGTTGAAATTAAATAATATAACTAAAAATGAGCCACCTACTAGTTTGGAAATAATAACTCATTTAAAAGAATTGAAAAGTACAATAAACATTAGTATTGTTAGTATAAACAAAATAAAAGAAGATATAAATAATTGCAATCGTCAAGAATTAATCGCATATATAATAAAAATAAATACAAATATCGTAAAGGATAAATTAATATATCCAAAAATAAAACATTCAAATAAGACAAAATCGGATTTATTAAAGGAAATATTAGAGTTTATAAATAAATATAGTAATGATAATAAATTTATAAATAATATTTTTGATTTAAAGAATGATTGCCAGAATCAAAATTTAAATACTAAATTGTTAGTTGCTATCCAGGATATAGAGGAAAAATATGGAAAAATAAATACATATATGTTAAATGTAAAAACAACTTTAGATAATGCAGTTCACGGACATGATAAGGCAAAAAAACAAATAGAGAGAATAATTGGACAATGGATAAATGGAAAACAAGATGGATATTGTTTTGGATTTGAGGGTCCGCCAGGTATAGGTAAAACTACATTAGCAAAAAAAGGATTATCCGATTGTTTAAAGGATGAAAAAGGCGTTTCAAGACCTTTTTCAATGATTCAAATGGGAGGTGATTCAAATGGATCAAGTTTACACGGACATAATTATACATATGTAGGTTCAACATGGGGATCAATAGTTCAAATACTAATTGATAAAAAATGTATGAATCCAATTATTTTTATAGATGAAATAGATAAAATATCAAAAACGGAACATGGAAAGGAAATAATAGGAATATTAACACATTTGTTAGATCCAGCTCAAAATGATTGTTTTCAGGATAAGTATTTTTCAGGGATAGATTTGGATTTATCAAAAGCATTATTTATTTTATCGTATAATGATGTTGAAGCAATTGATAAGATATTGTTAGATAGAGTGCATAGAATAAAGTTTAAAAATTTAACTTTGGAGGAAAAATTAGTAATATGTAATACACATATTTTACCGGAGGTATATGAGAAAATGGGTTTAAAAAATATGATAAAATTCTCAAATGATATATTAAAATTCATAATAGAGGAATATACTTGTGAACCTGGTGTAAGAAAATTGAAAGAGATATTGTTTGAAATTGTTGGAGAAATAAATTTGGATATATTGAAGAATATGAATACTACATATTCTATTCCAATTGAAATAAATATAGATGATATAAAAAATAAATATTTTAAGGATAAACATGAAAATATAATAAGACTTGTTAGTAGTAAAAATGAAATAGGTTTAATAAATGGGATGTATGCCACAAGTTTGGGAACAGGTGGGATTTTACCAATACATGCAAGGTTTTTCCCTTCTAGCCAATTTTTAGACTTAAAATTAACAGGATTACAACAAGACGTAATGCGTGAAAGTATGCATGTTGCATTAACTGTTGCTTGGAATTTAACTAACATAAAAAAACAAGTAGAATTACGGGAAAAATATGATACAAAATATAATAAATGTGGTATAAATATTCATACAGGGGATAATGCAGTGGCAAAAGATGGTCCAAGTGGAGGTTGTGCAATAACATGTGCATTATATAGTTTGTTAAATAATATCGCAATAAAACCAGAATTTGGAATAACCGGTGAAATCCAAATGTCGGGAGAAGTAACAGCTATTGGAGGGTTAAATTATAAAATTTTAGGATCAATAAAATCAAACGTAAAATCATTTATTTTCCCAAAAGAAAATGAGAAAGATTTTAAAGAATTTCAAGAAAAATATAAAGAAACTGATATGTTAAATGGAATAAATTTCTATCCAATCAGTCACGTAAATGAAGCATTGAAATTAATATTGGATTGTTAGTTTATAATAAGAGATAAATATTATATTTAATAAAATTTAATATAATAAAATAGTATATGCCAGATTCAGTTAAAAATACAGTAATGGAAAGTTCAATGAATTTATTATATTCTTTATCTTTTTATTCGCCAATAATAATATTAATAAGTGTATTATTATTTTCAATATTTACAGGTACAATGGGTAAGGCGGCTTGGTATTATTTATGGATATTTGTGATAACATTTTTACGTGTAATTATATTTAAATCAACAGGTTATGCAGATCAGTCTATACCAGAAATATGTTCAACTGGATTAACTGAAATTTTTATACCAAAAGATGTAACATATAGTACTTATATGTTAACTTTTACCATGATGTATTTCTTTTTACCGATGGTTATGGTTTCAAACCAAAGTAATGTAAATGTAATAAATTATGGAGTTTTAGCATTTTTTATTGCATATGTAGTTTTAGATTTATTTATAAAAAGTTCGTTACAATGTATTCCTTCATTTTTTTCAAAATTAGTAATTGGAAATATTGTTAGTGGTTGCTTTTTAGGAGGAGTTATAGCAGGGATAATAATGTATGGTTCTAATCTAAAAGGATATTTATTTATAAATGAAATAAATAATAATAAAGAGGTTTGTTCAATGCCAACAAAACAACAATTTAAATGTTCTGTATACAAAAATGGTGAACTAGTAGGGTCATCTATAAATTAAAGTGAATTAAATTAGTCATAACCCATGTTTTTAAAGAATATAGCATTCGGCTACGATGAAAAGATTCATTAATAAGATTCATATTACCTTTTGTATTAAAATTATTAGCAAATTTATTATGAGTTTCAATAACATTACGCGTTTTGTAATATTGTAAATCAACATATTTGAAAGGGGGAAATCTTTTTCTTTTATTTACCATATTATGAAAAACAAACAACAAGTTTATAAGATCAGTTTTACTTGCAATATTACCAGTTTTAACTTTGTTCCAAAATTGCTTGGCATGTTGAGAACATTCTGGACAAGGTAAATTATTACAAATTTGAATTAAAGCTAAAATTAAATTAGGACCAATTATAGGAAAGCTTTCGTCTTTAATTTTTTCTGCTAAAGTGTGCATAAATATCCATGTTGGAGGACCCCATGTATTTGGCGACATATTTTTATATCTAAACTCAATAAAATAAATTTAAAGATAATCTGTAATTAATATTATATTCATAATGGCACATTATAAAATAGAAGGCAATATAAGTTTTTATGATGAATTATTTAAATCACTAGATGACGCAAGCGATGATGAAAATGATGATGTATGTCAAATAACGGGAATACCTTTAGAAGAAAGACATATCGCATTAGAATGCAATCATAAATTTAATTATGTATCTTTATACAAAGAATTATGTAGGCAAAAATATGATTTTAAAACATATGAATTTCATCTATTAACTAAGAAAGAACAGCTCCAGATAAAAAATTCAAATTTAGATTATTTTTTAAAATGTCCATATTGTCGTAATATTCAATTTACAATTTTACCAGAATATGAGGATCTAGGATTAGAGAAAAAATATGGTATAAATAGCATTGATCCTACTTTACCAAGTAAACCACAGCAAAATTACAAGAGTTCTTATCAAATTAGTGGAGTAAATTATGGAAACGATAATTTTACTTTTCATATGTACGGGGTATTATTCAAAAAAGGAATATGTTGTGAGCAAATATTAGATAATTCATTAACAAATCCAGAATTTAAAAAATGTCCTGGAAAGTATTGTGCTGTAATTCCAAATACAGAATTAAATTATTGTAAGAATCATTATAAAAAAGGATTAAAGGATCTTAAAATCAGTGAAAAAAATAAATTAATAGAAGAAAAGAAAAAACAAAGTGAAGAAAAAAATAAATTATTAGAAGAAAAGAAAAAACAGAAGGAAGATATGATAAAAGAAAACCAACAAAAATTTGAAGAAATAAATAAAGAGAGAATTGCAAATGGTTTACTACCATTAAAACGTTTGACTATAAAGAAAAAAATAGAGAATATAGTAAATCCGGGAACTGCAATTACAATATTTATTCCAGAATCAGAAGAAAATAATGATATATTATGTTGTAAGGCAATTTTAAAGTCAGGAATAAATAAGGGAAAAACATGTGGTACTAAACTCGTAAATGAAAATTGTTTGTGCAAAAGACATAATAAAAATTAAATAAATATACTTAGAATTATAATATAAATTATGATTATGGATCAACAACCTCAAAAAGAAGAACTACCTCAAAAAGAAGAACAAAAACAAATATTAAGTGTAAAAAATACAAAAGATGAATTGATAGCAAATATAAAGGAGTGGATAAAAATAGATAGTGATGTAGCAAAATTAAAATTGGAAATAAAAGATAAAACTACTAAGAAAAAGTTAATAACAGAATCACTAGTAGATGTAATGAAAAGTAATTCAATAGATTGTTTTGACATAAATGGAGGTGCGTTAGTATATAAGCAAAAAAAGACAAAAAAAACAATTTCAGGAAAGTTTTTATTAACTCAATTAGAAGATTATTATAAAAATCAGCCGGAAATAGCTAAGGAAATAACAAAAAAAGTATTGGAGAATAGAGTAGAGGTAGTAAAAGATGAAATAAAAAGAAAGATTGATAAATAAATATATAGATATAAAGATAAAAGAATATAATAATTTAAACAATAAATACGTATATATTTATGGATTATTCGTATTTATTTGAAAAAAGTGCAAATAATAATGTAGAATTAAGAGATATTTTTAAATCTAATCAAATGGGTATATTATACATTTTATGTTATCATATAAATAATGAAGCAAAATATCCATTTATTCAATTTATGATAGAAAAAATTCCATATTGCGGTGGTTTAATAAAGGAACAATTTACATTACCATATATTTTATATCCAAATTTGTCAAAAAAAATTGAAGAAACAGTATTGGAGAAAACAAAAATAGCTTTGAAAACAATGCAATGTAAAACAGATGATTTAAATGAAAGTATGTATAAAGGAATAATAGTGGATAAATCAGATAAATATTATGCACTAATAAACATAACAGGTATAGATATAAGTGGATTAAATTTATCACGAAATAGTGAAACATGGTTTTGTTTACCAAGTGAAATTATAAATCAAGAAAAAATATGTAATATAGACGTTGATGAAGAATTAGTAGAGCTATTTACAGATATACCAGAATTAAGTCTTTTAACAAATGTAAAAACGAATAGTTGTTATATGCTACCGGATGTTGTCTATACAGGGGGTGAAAAAAAAACAGTAGAATTTAATGGAATATTTTGCAAGCCAAAAACGCAAGAATATAAAAATTCAGGAAAATATTATTATTTTTATAGATCATTTAAAGATGTTATAAAAGAAGGAGGATGGATTAAAGAGGGAGGAGATAAATTAATAGATATAAAAAATAATAATTTAGCATGTAATGCTGCTGGTCGATTAATAATTGAAAATGATTATGGAAAATATATAAATGGTGGAATAAATAGATATGCTTTATTTGTAGAAGGTAAAATATATATAGAAACCGAAGAAGAGTTAAGTCTAGATGACAAAACAATAGAAGAATTATATTCAGATCCGTGTTTAATAATAGCATATATAGGTAAAAGTAATAAGCCAAATATACAAGTAAAAGAATATAATAGTTTCTATGCTTTGTCAAATCATTGTTTGAACAAAGAATTGTTAGGAGAAAGTTATATAAATAGCATTAGTAATTTATATATGATACAATAATCCATTTTTTTGCACTTTTAAGAAAAGTATTTATGACGAATACACTTTTCTTATATAATTAATTTCTTAAATAATTATATAATGGCTGCCATTACAGTAGTAGGAATAACATTATTGATAATTTACGGTTTAACAAAAGTATTAAATTTTTATGGAGTTGATATAAGTGTATATGGATCCTACTTAGCTTTTTATATTTTTATAATGATTTCTGCATTAGTTTTACCTCGCGAATATGTTCGTATAAAGTCAACTCATGAATGAAATTATTTAGTGGTTATAATATAATATAAAAAACAATTTAAAGAGAATGTGTCTTTTTTCTTTAAGTTGTTTTAACTAATATATAATAAAATTGAACTAAAGATAAAACAATATATAAACTATATAAAGAATCACAATGGACAAACGAATTAATAAGAAAATCGAACAATGGGTTTCAGAATTCAAAGACGATATAAAAGATAAAGCTACCAATTTGGGACTCACAAATGACAATAATTTAAGCCAATTGGTTCAATATATATATGATTATGAACGTCTTTCTTTAATAAAAGAAGATTTTATGAAACGAAAGCGTGTGAAAAATATAGTACATCTAGCTGATCGGTGCTGTGCTAAAAGAGCGAATGGTGAACAATGTACGCGAAGAAAAAAAGATGCAGATAGCGAATACTGTGGTACTCATTTAAAAGGTACACCTCATGGTACATGTGAATTAGATAACGATGCGAAACCACAAGGACAAAAAATAGAGGTTTGGGCTCAAGACATTCAAGGTATTGTCTATTATATTGATAAAAGTTTAAATGTTTATCAAGCAGAAGATATTATGCAAGGCAAAGTAAATCCTAAAATTATTGCAAAATACATTAAAATAGGTGACATTTTTAGTATTCCTGAATTTAATATTTAAACCTTTAGTTTGTATAATATTTTTATTTTGTTATTTATAAATATGTCAAAAATAACAAAATATTTTATTTGCGGAGAAAGATGTAGTGGGACTAATTTTTTAGATAATGCAATTCTAACTAATTTTAACTTAGAACTAAGAACTGATTTAGGATCCAAACATTTTTTTTGTTTTAATAATTATAATAACTCTCACGATGATACATTATTTATTGGAATTATTAGAAATCCGATTTATTGGATAAACAGTTTTTCTACAGAATTATTCCATGTTCCTAATCATAATAAGTCAATAAATAATTTTTTATTTAATGAGTTTTATTCTATTAATGAAAATGACTCTAATAAAATAATTTTACAAGATTTTAATTGGCAAACACTAACAAAATACAAAAATATTTTTGAATTACGGAAAATGAAAAACTTTTATTTATTAAATGTAATGAAAACAAAGGTTAAAAATTATATTCTTATTAATTATGAATCATTGTTGTTTCATTATAATTTTACATTAGATTTTATAAAAAATAAATTTAATCTTATATCCAAATATTCTATTTATAAACCAATAAACAAATATAAAAAATCAGATAATTACAATTTTGTAAAACAGCGTAAAATATTATTGGAACCTAATATAATTAATATAATTTGGGATAACTTGCATGTACAACAAGAAAATAGACTAGGATATTTTAAAGATGATAATAATAATTATTTAAAAAACAAAGACAATATAATTTTTTTTACTTAGAATTAGGAAATAATAACTTATCTAATGTCGTTCTGACACAAAATGCTCTATGTAAAATTATTCCAAGTAAAAATAATATTATTAATGTATATGTAAAATTCCATTTTGTCAACCAAGAAATAATAAATGCAACAATAATTGTCATGACCACGTCAGCAATTGCTATACCAAATATTCGGTAAGAATGTATTCCTTTACCTGGTATACCTAGAGCATTTTTATATTCACATAAATTAGACATATATATTATAGATTTATTAATTATTAATTTTTAATTATTAATTTTATTTTTTGTAATATGTGAAGTTATTTCCTTATACATCAAATGAGAAATCAATCCAAACCAATAAATATTTATCATATATAATCCATAACAACTAACAAAAATAATACTAGAATTATATATATTATTTGAAGAATATTTTTGAATGATCGGAAATAATAATGACTGAGAGCTTACTACAGCATTGTAATTATCTAAAATTCTAATTTTAAAAAATAATAAATAAAATATTAATATATTTATTTTATATGCAATTGAATTTTTATTAATATAATTTTTTAAAACCAAAAAAATAGAAGTACTTTCAGTTTTTAAATAAAAACAAGTTAAATCGTTACAATCTATAAAATTTACATCATAATAAAAACAATAGTAAACAATTCCTACAGTAAACAAATGATGTAATTTTGATACTTTACTTTTGGTAAAAAAAAGATCTACTAATGAATATAAGCAAATACCTTTTTGAATATTATTGTAATTAATAGGTGAATTAAACAAATTGTGATATAAATAAATAATAAATGATGACAAACTAATTGTAAATAATACTAAATTTTGAATATGTGTAATCATAATTACAATATAAAACGTTAACTATTTAATATAGTTTTTTATATTTACATCAACTCTTCAATGGTCATTTTGCCTTTTATTGGTTTGCTATCTAAATGCAACATATCACGCATTTCGTTTGCCTGTGCATGAAGATAAGCCAAGATATTTCTTTCTTCGTAGAGTTCTTCGTTCAGCTGATCGCATTCTATTATTTTTTCTTCTAGCTGAAACTTTGCTGTCTCCACTTGTCTTCTTAAATCAATAGCATGCAGTCTGGTATTTGTTAGTTCAGATAGGAAATCATCCTGTATCTCAAAATCTTTTTCTTTTAGCTGAGACTTGAGCTCTGCATTTACCAATAATGAATGAATTTCTTTGTTTTCATATTCCATGAATTTTTGTTCTGTTTTTTCTTGCTGTAGTTGGAAGAAATGCATTTGTGCAGTCATAGATGCTACTAATTTTTCTAGTTCTTCAATACGAATTTTATCAGGTAACTCTGGATTCACAGAGGGCATAATTTTTTCAGCCGCTGAAGATTGATGTTGACAAACAACCCAGTATCGTTGCCCAAATTTGTCATGTGTTATTTTTGCAGTCCTATCTGCTGAAGTATTCATTTGATCAAATAATATTTGTACATGGCTGTTCATAAACCAATGTTTAAATGTGACAATTGCTCCGTTGTATTCCTGACCAGTTGTGAAATTTGTTTTTTTTATAAATTGAACATCACTTACCTCACCGTAATTAAGATTACGTAATATTTCTATTATATAATCTTTGCCATGATATAACTCTGCACGTTTAATGTAAAGGGCGATATTTGAAAAGCTCATTTTGTTTAGAATATTATTATTCAGTATTGCTTATAAATCTGTATTAACTACATGTATATTAAAGTATTTCAATTTTATTTTAACAAATACTATTTTAAATATTATTTTAAATAGTATTTGTTAAAATGGGAAAATGAAAAAATAAGAAATAAAAAATATTATATTTATCATGCAAAAAAAACATATTTAATTTAATATTTAAAATATATAATAATAACAAATATACAAATATACAAATAATATTTATTTTTTTAAACTTTCCATAAATACGGTGTGTTCGGCATTTATTTGATCCGATATTCGCTTCCTTTCCGCTCCCTCTTTTTTCCGCTGCTCTGCCTTTCTAGCTTTGTATCCAATGTCGCCTTCATATTCTGCTTTTCGCTCCTCCCAAGAATCGTATCTTTGAATTGCATGCCTATTCTCTGATTCCCAGCGTAAGCTATCGCCTTCTAGGCAAGAGTCAAGATATTCGTCATTATCCCATTCCCATTCCCTATATTGTTGCTGGGTAATTTCTCCAGAAGCTAATTTTTGCTTCATTTCGGCTTCTTCTTGCTCTTCTTTTTGAAGCTGCTCTCGGTAGCGTTGTTCTTGATACTCTTCAGCATATTCAGCTGCCTCTCTTTCTTCAGATCGCAATCGCTCAAGGTACACACAGTCGTCTTCAGACTCTTCGGTATTCCAGACCCAGTGATAATATTTGACGGCAAGATAGTGTTTGAACTTTTGTTTATTTTCTGGGTTTTCTCTCATTTTTTTGGCAATCTCGTGATCAACTGATCTGCCGTTATGTTTTCGCCCCTCTACAAAGAATTCCCAGAATGAGCCAGCTGGAAACGGACCGTAGGCTGCTTTGAGTCCATAAAACTGCGGCATTTTGTGAACATACCATTGCTCATAACGCCTCTTGTTTTCTAGTCGCTGCTGTTCTAACTCTTCAGATCTTTTTTTGGCAGCTTCTACGTGTCTTTCTACTTCAGCTTTTTTTAAACGGATATTTTCTTCCTCAATTTTTTTACGCTCCTCTTCAGGAATAGCTTTCGCAGCCTTTGCCGCCCAGGAGTTAGCTTTTACTTCAATTTGTCTTACCTTTTCTTGTTTCTTTACCTGTTGATCGTGCTCCCAACGAGCATGGCGGTCTTTTTCCTGTTGTTCTTGTCGCTGTTGTTTTTCTGCTAATTTTATACAATGCTTGGTAGTATGCCCTTTCTCTTTGCAAAATGGGCATTTATAATTTAATAATGCAACGCATACTATTTCATCATCCATATTTTTCATTGGATGATTCCATGGCTGTTTGTTGACACGGCAAAACGCACAACTATTGTATTGAGTTAAAGTTTTAGAAGACATATTAGTTGTCGGTGTTGGGTATGTGTTGAAATATATATTTATTTTTTGTATAAATTAATATTTCAATTTTTTTTTTGAAGCAATGAAATTTAAAATACTAAAAAATTTTTTTAAAACAAGAAAATTTTTTTGTAAAATAAAAATCATGTAAAAAATAAAAAAAATTGAAATATTTATTTGCGTAGAAAAATAATATAGATTTATAAACAACTCAACTTCAAAAGTTAAAATTAACTCAATAACTAACAACTCAACTATTAATACAATGACCACTTCAAACGAAGATTTAAGAAATCAGATACTTGTTGCTGATTTGGAATTAAAAACAACACAAGGTATATTAAGAAGACTTCGCGATGAAGAAATTAATGCCGAATATGCAATAATTCAGCTGCCAAGAATAAAAGCAGAAATAAAATTTGAAAAAAAACAGCTAAGAAAAGCAGAGGCTCAAGAATCAAAGTTACGTAGTGCATTTGACGCAGCGGAGGCCCGAGAATATGTGAAACGGATGAGTGAAAAAGACAAAAGTGGACCTAAACTCAAAAAAGGTCAGTTTTCTGAACCAATCCTGACAAAAGTATGTAGGTTACCGGAAGAAACAGTCAGGATTATTAAAGAATATCTTCCTATCCAGGTGCTAAATAGTGTAATGTGTGGAACCCTGGCCAAGCTAATGATGACGTCACAAAAAAAACAAAATATTCATCCTGAAATGAAGCAGGCCTTTCTTCATTACATTTGCAATCAGTATGAGTCATTGCGTTTTCTCAGCTTTGAACAGGCAAGGAGCGTAGTGGGACAAATGTCATTATACCGCTTCACAAATTACACCAGCCAAACAGAATTAAAAAATAAAATATTTATGATGATTGGGATGGCAAGGGAAAAAAATCCTGCATTTGCATACAAAATGCTAAAAACATTCGTCGTTCTTGGCAAACCAAACTTTAAGCTTTCTAACCGTGGTCGCATCGGCAAATATTTGACACAAGCCGACTTATCTTATAGATAAATAATAAAAAAAGTATATTATATTTGTATATGCATGCATGATTGTAATAATTAAATATTAATTAGTTTTTTATTATTTTATTTTTTTATTTAAATATTTTTTTTTTATATATTTTTAATTAAAAATATAAAAAATCAATATATTGCATGCATATACTAACGGCGAAATATGATATTTATTAAATACATGGGGCGTGCGGGGTGTCCCCGCAAAAAAAAAATCTTTAGTTGTAAAAGAAAATATATGATAGAAAAAAAAAATTGAAATAAGTAATAAAGAATGAAAGAATGTATATATCCCAAATAAGCAAAGCTAGAAGCAAGTTAAAAGAAAGTT